GCCTGGTGTGCAAGGTATGCCAAATCTTCAATGCCGATACCGCTGGCCATGTCGCTGGCTTTGCGTTTGAATTTGCGTTCCCACGAAACGATAGTGAAAAGGTTGGTACTTACTTCAATAGGGCCTTCACCCTGGTCTACTTTAAGTGTTAGTTGCATGTCGGGCCGTTTCTGTTGGTGATTAAATCAGGCAACAACGGTGGTTAAAGTTCCACCCTTGAAGGTAATTGAAATGGTGCTTAGTTCGCCCATGGTTGCGTTAATGACAGGCAACGCTTCAAGGTAGGCGCCTACTAATTCGAATCTGGGTTCCGTTGGGCTGGCAGTGGTCAAGCCTGCAACAGTGTTAGAAACTTTTACCGTAGTGGTTGTGCCAACCAGTGCGGCAAGTGTTGCGTAAGTTTCGGTGGCCGCATAGGACATGTACAAGTCCAATGTGATTTCCTGATTGTAGAGACCAGCAACAAACACACGGCTGGTTCCACCAAAGGCTGTTGCTTCTAATGCTTCGGCAGTGTTGGTAACGGTGGCGCTGGTGCATTGGTCGGTTAACGAAACGCTGTTGACCATTACGCCTGGGTTTGAAAGGTAAGTCGAAGTAGCCATGGTGTTTAATCCTTCTTTGTGTGTGCTTTAGTTTTAGCAGATTTTGGGGCTGGCTTGTCGCTGGCTGGTTCATCAGATTTGATGAAACCATGAAGCAACAATGCTTCAATGTTGGTTCCTGCACCTGGCACAAATTCTGCGCCTACTGTGCCGATTTTGTCGCTAGTGATTGTGTATTTCATGTTCACCCTGTCTGTGCTTGCATGTCAATGGATAGGTCATAGGCGGCAAATGTTTGGCCGCCAATTGGGATATAGCCAGGGCGCCCAGATTTCACTGCAACATTCTTTGCTAGGACTTGCGCACACATGCTTAAAACATTGCGTAAGCCGTCAAGATTGCCTGGCCCTAGTGTCACTACTTTTACCGAAAAATTCATGGTGACAATGTTGTAATTGAAGGCGTCAAAACTGGGGGCGTCAATAAACACGCACGGTGGGTTTATCTTTTCGGGGTCAAAGACAACCCGTAAACCTGTGATGGTTGCCAGCGTTGTCGCTAGGTCATCTATGGCTTCATTAAATAGGTCGGTGTAAGCCATTACGCAACCGCTGGCCGTGGGATACCAGCCAATTGTTTGATTAACGGTGATAGGCCTGACACGGTGGCTACGCCCATGTCGCTAAAACTTGCGAACTGGTCTATGGCGCCACGCTGTCTGTAAATGCTTCCGCCCATCATGATAGTTGCTAATTCGACATCACCTGAAGGCACAGTGGTTAAAGAATCGGTGTAGCCAGATTCTTGCCTGCGTCTAAAAATAAAATTGGAAGCCGCTGTGGCACATTGTGCAAGGAAAGCCGTTTCGTCTACGCCTGCTAACGCAATGCCCAACCATGTGCCAATTTGCGTTCCTGTTACCCAGGTGCAAGTTTCGGTGAAAGTCAGGGTGCCTGGTGGAATTGCGGCGCTTCGGCTTAGGTCATCATCAGCGTCGTAGAACAACACCTGGTTAGGTATTGGCAAGTTGTAATCAAATAACAAATCGCCTTGTGAATCAACGCCTATGAAGTAGTAACTAGGCAATGCGTAAACGGTGTGTGTACCGTTCAAGCCGTGGCCTAAGCCTGCAAGTGTGAACGATTGACCCAAACCTAATTCAGGTTCCGTCAGTGTTTGGACAACTGCGTAGTTATCCAAACGCTGATGGAAAGTAACAGAATAAACAGCCATGGGCGGCTAACCGCCTTTCGACTAAGCCTGGGTGATTTTGCGAATCATTGAACTGTTAGCGGCAAACACTGCTGCATAACCGTACATTGACATGGTGCGTGACACCGTGGTGGGGTTCTCAACACTTAGCAAGCCTTCATCTTGACGATAAATTTCATATGCATTGGCGTTAAAAATCACCATGGTCTTTGCGGCGAAATTCTTGTCAACGATGATTTGAAGGCCCAGTGGGTTGCTGTTCTGCCATGAAGTGGCGTCACCTTTACCCAATGTGTTGTAGCCGTTCAGGCCACCGCCCGTGTAACCAAAAATGGGGCGCTTGTTGTCATCGACTAACTGCATCATCAAGCCCCAGGTGGCTGGGTCTACTGCGATGTGGGTTGGCAAGTAGTTGGTGGCGGCAACGGTAGTGACTGCACAATCGTAGATTGACTTCAACAAGTCGGTTACGGTCAAGTCCCAAACACCGTCACTGCTTGCGCTTGACACAAGCGTGTCACATGCGTAGTTGTCGATTGCAAGAAGGTACTGGCCTGCGAGGTCTTGCATGATGATTGCCATAGCGGCAGGGTCACTGAACGAAACTGTTTGGTAAGACAAGGTGGTGCTACCAGCGAAAGTTTTCTTAGTGACGGTGTTTGAAGCAATCACTGAAGTGGTTGCTGATACTGCGTCAAGTTGTGCGCTCTGTTCTGCAACAGTCGGGTGGGTTGTCCAGGTCGGGCGAATGAAGGTTGAACCTGCATTGCCTGCTGGCATGGCCCGTGTGCCAACTGCTGAAAGCAACGGCGCAATGTAGTTGATATCCGCAAACACTGGGCCGAGAATCGGAACAGGAATAAGGCCAGCCACATTCGAAGTGACTACATCGCCAGCGGCGGCGGCGATTGGTGACTGGTGGTAACTGCGGTAGTCATTCCAAACTTTGGTTGCGTTAGCGGCTTCAAGGCCACCTTTGTGCATTGCCGCAACAAATTCGGCGGCGTTTGGCAAACGGGGTTCACGCTTTGCCTGGGCAAAAATCGGTGCTGTTGGCACTGCGACTTCTTCAACAACTGCAGGGGTGTTATCCATTTTCGGTTCTTCCTTTTGTTCTTCGACTTGTGGCGCTTCTGCACTGACCTGGGTAATTATAGACCCCGAAAATGCCCCCTGTGGGACTAGCGATAATTCAATCCAGTCACCCTTAAGCACGGTCATGTTTCCTTCATCGTCGTACTTAAATTCTGTGGGGTTGACACCTACTGAAACGGCGTCAATAACACCGTCACTGGCAAGCACTAACGCTTCATCGCCTGCACGGGTGCTTGATACTTTGGCCGTAAAGTACATGGCCTCTGGGCTGTCGACACGCTCTGAAACCAAACCAACCGCCTGGGTTGAATCGTGGTACATGTACAACTTCGGGGCCTTGCCATCAACGGGCAAACTGCCTGGTGCAAATTGCACCGTGGTTCCATCGCTAACGGTTGCGAAAGTGTTGTAGGGAACTGCAACACCAGTGATGGTTCTGCGTTGTTCACCGTCAGGGCCTGCGGCTTCTACAGCGAATGTGTTTGAAGTAAATCGAATCATGCCAGTTCTTCCTGTGTGTTTTCTTGTGGTTGTTCTTGTACGGGTTGCATGGTGGCCATGCCTTCTTCTTCGGTTTCTAAAAAGTCTTCGGTGTCCCAACAAACATAGGTGCCACGGGGCAGTTGTTGTGACAATGCGTCAGTGATTGCTTTGGCGTACATTGACAGGCCGAAAGTCCAAAGGTCAGATTTTGCACCGGCACTGTTTGTATAGGCGTAACTTCCCGTGGAAATTCCCAGCAAATACGGGGGTACATTGCACAAGTTAGCGATTTCTTTTGATTGGTACTCAGCGGCGTCAATCAACAGCATTTTGTCTGGTGTCGCTGTGGTTTCTGTGTAGGTCAAAAATTCGTTTAGTGCGGCGGTTTGATTGGTTGCCCGTGCCTGGTTGAACGCTTCGGCTAGGGCGGCAAGTTCAGTTGCGCTTAAAGGTTCGCCACCAGTTTGTTTAAGTACGCCTGCAGGAATGGCGCTACTGGCGTTACGGTTTCGTGCTTCGCATAGTTTTAGTGCTGTGTTTATTGTTTGTTCTGACATGTAAATCATGCCTTGTGTTGGGCTGTAAATTTGCACAACATCTTTGGGGTCTATGGCGCCGCCGTTAAAAAAGATTTCTTTGCTTTTACCAAACCACACTGGTGGGTTTGCGTCGGGCGTTGTAATACTGCCTTGTGGCAAACGGGTGGCTGAAGCCATATATCCATCTTTTGTTCTAGAGGTCACATAGAGCATGCTTCTTCCAAAGAAAAAAAGGTCATCAAAAACCCAGGGCCACAGAAAACTGTTTGGCATTTCGGGGTCTAGTTGTCGAAGCCAGGAACGGGGCGCCAATGGTACTTTTTCCATTTCGCCTTCTTCTTCGTTCCATACTTCGTTGTACATCATTAGTTCCATGTTGGCCAGCACTGAAGCCATTAGGTCACGGGAACGGGAAATGGCGGCAACGGACATTGCACGGTTGCGCATGACGCCTGCCTGGTATGACCACCAGTCACCAATCAAATTAGGGCCTGCAACTTGTGAACTGTAATAGGCGCCACCAACTGCGGCGGCTTGCACGGCAGGTTCAGGCTGTGGGCTAATCGCCGCTTTGTTCACTTTGTTATTGCTAAATAATCCCATGTCGGTTTCCTTTGGGGGTGTCCCTGCCCTGCCCGACGCAAGACAGGGACAAGTTGACTTTAGTACAACAGGTTTTCACGGTGTCCTAGACACAGCAAACATTGGTTTGCCTACAACTTTGGGGCGTGAAGATTCGGCAATGGCCCATGCCATGCACCGGCACAATTCGATAGGGCCTGGGGACTTTTGTGAACTGAGAACAACACCGCCGCCCGTTTTAGTAAGCACTGCACGGTTGACATGTTCAGCCAAAGACAGTTCGCCACGGTGTCTTACTTTGCCTTCCATAATCATTTTTTGAATCAGGCCCGAATCCACTT